CGACAAGGCCGGAACGCTCACCGTCACGAGCGACCGCCAGCTGATGCCCGACAAAGGACGGCTTCAGTGTGTGGTCGAACCCCCGGTGGAGTGCGTGGACATGCGTCAGGTCGAAGTCCGGGAGACCGAACTCGCGCCGACGCTCATCGCCACCGACTACAAAGGCGGCAAGGCGGTGACCGCCCCGGCAATCGGCATCGGGCGCGATGCCTTCAATCAGGGGAAGAACGCCAAATACGGCATGTGCCTTGCAGAGGACGTCCAGCCGACGCTGACAGCGAAGGGACCCGGCGCGGTATGCTTCGAGCATAATCCGACCGACTCGCGGCTGAAGGAGGTGCCGGTTTCGCCGACCGTCCTCGGCAGATGGGGAACGGGCGGCAACCAGACTCCGCTCGTGGTCGACGGCAAAATGGCGTCCGGCGACGTCTGCCCGACCTTGGAGGCGACGGTCTTCGTGAAGAACACCCTTGAGGACTGCGGCAAGTACGTCATCGAAAAGCGGCGAGACGCCGACGAGCCGGTCGCGTTCATCAAGAACGACGCCGGGGGCGAGCAGCAGGGATTCTGGGAGGGAGTGTTCCCGACCGTCCGCAGCGGCGCTCTCCCGGCGGTCGCCTACAACGTGACCTTCTGCGACGCCAACGGCAGACGGAAAGACCGACCCAACGGCGGACTGTACGTCACCGAGGCCGATGCCGGAAAGACGGTGACGGCTGGCGGACCGAACGCCGAACTGGTCGTGGTCGCGCTCGACGGCGACAAGATGGCGAAGGCGGAGCGCAAGGGCGGTTCGGGACTCGGCGTCAGCGAAGACGGAGTGATGTACACGCAGACGGCGAAGGACGTCCATGCCGTGGCCTACGACGAATGCGTCCCGCTCGACCTGCGGAACGCCACCCGCGATCCCGACAAAAAGGACACCGTGAACCGGCAGGGAGTCGGCGTCGGCGAAGACGGCGCTCCGATGAATACGGTGACGGTCGCGTCCGTCCCCGGCGTCGGCTGGCAGGCGACCGTGAGGCGTCTGCTCCCGGTCGAGGCGGAGCGGCTGATGGGATTCCCGGACGGTCACACCCTCATCAAGTGGAAGGGAAAGCCGGAGAGCGAATGCCCCGACGCGCCGAGGTACAAGGCGTGCGGCAACAGCATGTGCGTGAACGTCATGGCGTGGCTGGGGCGGCGAATCGATGAAGTTGAAAGGGAAATTGCCACGGACGTGGCAGTTTCCAATGAGGAGATCGGCAATGAGTGACGGAAAGAGTCTTGACGACGCCATCCGCGAGAATGCGGCGGGACCGAAGAGCGCCGAAGTCGACGGGCGCAAGGTCGAACAGCATTCGCTGAAGGACCAGATCGCCGCCGACGAGTATCTCGCCAAGAAGAAGGCGGCGAGGTCGCCGGGATGCGGTCTGCGGATCACGAAACTCTGCCCTCCGGGAGCGTAAGATGCTTGAGAAACTGAAATCCATGTTCAAGAGCCGGACGCCGCCGGAACAGCACTTCCACCGACAGGTGGTGAAGGCGCGGTTCGACGCGGCGCAGACCTCGCGGGACAACGTGCGGCACTGGTCGATGGCGGATTATCTCTCCGCAGATCAGGAGGCGAAGCCGGAGGTGCGGAAGATACTCCGCCAGCGTTCCCGGTACGAAGTCGCCAACAACTCCTACGCCAAGGGGCTGGTGCAGATGCTGGCGAACGACACCATCGGCACGGGACCCCGGCTGCAGGTGCTTACGGAGGACGAGAACTTCAACGACGCCGTGGAGACGGAGTTCGCGCTGTGGAGCGAGGCGGTGAAACTGCCGCAGAAGCTCCGGCTGATGCGGATCGCCCGTTGTCAGGACGGCGAGTCCTTCGCGGCGCTGGTCACGAATCCCAAGCTGCGGCATCCGGTCAAGATGGACGTCCAGCTGGTGGAGGCGGACCGGGTCGCCGGGGAGCTGAAGTGGACGGAGGACGAGAACTCCGTCGACGGCATCACCTACGACCGATGGGGAAATCCGGTCGACTACCGGATACTCCGCTATCATCCCGGCGACGTCAAGTTCGCAACGGGTCGGGAGTGCTTCCACGTCCCCGCGGAGTACATGCTCCACATCTTCCGCGCCGACCGGCCGGAACTGCACCGGGGAGTACCGGAGCTGACGGCGGCCCTGCCGCTGTTCGCGCAACTTCGAAGGTACAATCTCGCGGTGTTGAGCGCCGCCGAGGCCGCCGCCGACTTCGCGGCGATTCTGTACACGGACGCTCCTCCGGACGGCGAAGCGGAGAAAGTGCCGCCGATGGACGCTCTGGAACTTGAGCGGAACATGCTGCTCACCGTCCCGGCGGGATGGAAGATGGGGCAGCTCGACGCCAAGCAGCCGACCGCGACCCACGCGGAGTTCGTGAAGATCATACTCTCCGAAATCGCGCGGTGCGCGGTGTCGACCTACGGATCGGTGTCCGGCGACTTCAGCGGCCACAACTACGCCTCGGGGCGGCTCGACAACCAGCTCTACCACAAGAGCATCCTCGTCGACCGCTCGTTCTGGGAGGCGGAGGTGCTGAACCGGATATTCGACGTCTGGTATCAGGAGTTTTCGCTCACGACCGGAACGCCGACCGAACGGCGGACGCCCCGGCACACGTGGTTCTGGGACGGCTTCGTCCACGTCGACCCGACGAAGGAGGCGAACGCGCAGGAGACGCGTCTGCTGAACCACACCACGACCCTCGCGGCGGAGTGCGCGAAGGACGGCAGGGACTACATGGGAGTCCTGCGGCAGCGGGCGAAGGAGATCAAACTGATGCGGCAGTTGGGCATCCCCGTGCCGGGGGAAAGCCAGCCGCGCCAACCAACCGAATCCGGGAAAGAACCGGATGAAAAGGAGACCGCAAAGGATGATGAGTGAATTCACCCTTGTCGAAGCCGCCTCGGGCGGCAGACCCAAGGTCGTGGGAACGGCCTACGGCGGCGGCAAGATGAAGCTGCCGGGATGGAAATATCCCGTGGTGGTCGATCTCGCCGGAATGGAGATACCCGACTCCGTGCCGCTGCTTGCGAACCACGACAACCGCACCAGCGCCCGCGTCGGCATGGTTACGGCGACCGTCGCGGACGGCGCACTCGGCATCACCGGGGAGATCGTCTCGGACGGCGACGACGCCAGGAACATCATCGACCAGTGCAAGGCCGGTGCGGACTGGCAGTTGAGCATCGGAGCGGACGTGAGGGAGTGCGAACTCGTGCAGCGCGACTCCCGAGAGATCAACGGGCAGACGCACGAAGCCCCCTTTTACCATATAAAGCAGTCCACCTTGAGAGAGGTGTCGGTCGTGGCGGTCGGTGCGGACGCCTCGACGAAGATGAAGGTATCCGCACGATTCGACCTGACCAATCCCAACCCAACCGAAGGAGAAACCATGTCCGAGGAAAACAAGAATCTGAACGCCGCCGGAGTCACCAATGCCGAACCCGAAAACCATGAGGTCCAGGCGGCTGCGCCGAACGTCGAGGCAAAGGCTGAAGTGGATGTCGCTGCGGCTGCGACCGACGCCGCCGACAAGGCCGTGAAGGCGGAGCGCGACCGGGTGTCCGCGATCCAGAGCATCTGCAACGGCGAATTCCCCGAAATCGAACGCGAGGCGGTGTCCGCGGGATGGACGCCGGAAGACACCACGCGAAAGGTTCTCGACGCCATCCGCGCCGCGCGTCCCGCCGCGAGCGTCCACATCAACGTGACGCAGAAGCCGGAGGGCGGCGACATGCGCAAGACCGTCGAGGCGGCGATGTGCCTCCGCTGCGGCATCTCCGCCGACGCTCTGGAGAAGAGCTACGGCGCTCCCGCCGTCGAAGCCGGGATGAAGGACATGGACATGCCCCTCAAGCAGCTCCTCATCGAGTGCATGCGGATGGACGGCATCCCCTACAGCCGGGGATTCGACAACGAGACCATCCGCGCCGCGTTCAGCTCCGTGAGCCTGCCCGGCATCCTGTCGAACGTGGCGAACAAGAAGCTGCTCCAGAGCTACGAGGCGCAGCCGGTCATCGCCACCAAGCTGTGCAGCACGGGCGACCTCAACGACTTCAAGGAGGCGGAGCGTTTCCGGCTGACCGACGTCGGCGACCTTCTGCCCGTCGCGGCCGACGGCGAGATCCGCGAAGGCGGCCTCACCGAGGAGAGTGCCAAGAACCAGCTCGACACCTACGGCAAGAAGTTCTGCCTGACGCGCAAGATGATTATCAACGATGACCTCGGCGCGTTTATGAAGGTCCCGGTGGCGATGGGCAACCGCGCCGCGCGGCTGATCGACCAGCTCTTCTTCGCGCGTCTGCTGAAGAATCCGCAGCAGAACGACGGCAAGGCGCTCTTCCACAGCGGTCACAAGAATCTGCTGACCGGGGCGAACAGCGCGCTCTCCGCCGACAGCATCAAGAAGGCGATCCAGCTGTTCCTCGACCAGACCGACGCCGACGGGCAGCCGATCAGCGTCGAGCCGAGGTATCTGCTCGTGCCGACCGCCCTCAAGCATCTCGCCATCGAGCTGACCAAGGGAGCGACGCTCATCATGGCTGGCGGGAGCGACAACGTCATCCGTCCGGCGCTGAACGTCATCGCCGACGAGAACCTGCAGGTCGTGAGTTCGCCGTATCTCGCCAACTCCGCCTACGAGGGCGCTTCGCAGACCGCGTGGTATCTGTTCGGCGCGCCGGGTCAGGTGGACACCTTCGAGATCGGATTCCTCAACGGCAAGCGCACCCCGACCGTCGAACGCGGCGAAACGGACTACAACACCCTCGGGATGTGGTTCCGCGTCTACTTCGACCTCGGCGTCCGCGAGCAGGACTTCCGCGGAATGCTGAAGGCCAACGGAGCCGCCAACTGATTTCAACCTCAAGTGAAGGAGCATTGATCCATGATCGCACGTTTTGTTCAGGATGGTCTCGCCATCAACTACCGCCCCGCCGAAGCCGTCGCGGCAGGTGAAGTCGTCGTGCTGGGAAGC